CTGGACAATTTCCCACGTCTCGGCCGCGAAAGAGAGGATGCGCGCCGTCGGGTCGAGCTGCGCCTGATACCACCATACCTGCGCGTCCGAGCACGGGAGCCAATACTTGCCGCACCGATGGCGCCGGCGGACGCGGAACAAGAGGCGCACGCCGAAGGTTCGGAAAACCCATTGGAGGAAGCGCTCCTCGAATTCGTAGCCCGGCGCGTCGAGGCGCAGGACGCTGGTGTAAGCCGGAACGGCGAAGCCGCTGTTGACGACGATGCCCTGATCGTTCGGATTGAGGAGCTGCAAATTCGTGAGGGCGTCGGCATTCTTGGCGAAGCGGCACCCTTCCTCGATGTTGCACGAATAGCCGGTGGCCGTCGTGGCGCTCTGGCTCTCGTCGAGAAAATAGTCGGTGCCGTACCAGATATAGGTGCCGGGATTGAAAGCCTTGTTCCACAGCGTCGTGACCTTGTCGGCTAGCTTTTGAAAGTCGGTCAAGAGGACGAAGTTATTTAGCCGGGCGGCGATGTTGCCGATGTCGGTCTTGAGCGTGTCGACCAGCGCGCCGATGATCCCGCGCCACGTTTCCAAGAGGCTCGTCCGGTTCGACACGTCCCGGAGGTTCTCGACCTGCATGTCGGCGAATTGCTCGATGGCGACGACGCCGGTGGGGTCCAAGAGAGCGTAGGCGACGACGGTGACGTTGGCGTCTGTCGTCGGATACTGTGGATCGGGCGCCTCGATGCCGTTGACCGGGGAGAGTTCGCAATAGCGCGTGTTCTGCATCGCCACCGATTGCGGCTGCGTCCGGCCGGTGGAGGCGTCCTGCAGGAAGTCGCGCGGCTGAACGTCCTCGTCGATCGCCTGCCCCCACGCGACGATCGCGACGCGCCGCTGCGTGACGATCGGCAGCGCGTTGAAAAGATCGATGTCGACGTTCCCGTTGCGCGCGTAGACCATGCCGCCGTTGTAGAGCCGACCTGGCGTGAAGCTGACGACGGTCTGCGCCTTCTTGGTGATCCGAAAACCGGAATAGGCTTGGCCGTTCTCGATGGTGTCGAGGACGATGTGATCAAGCGCCTGCTGCGCCCAGTCCTCCATGTTGATGAAGTCGGCGCTCTGGTAATGACCTTCTGTTCCATGGCGCTACCCTTTGATTTTGTCGCCGACCGCGAAGGAGCCATCGCAAGGAATGGCGTCCGCGATCTGGATCGTGCGCAGAACTTTCGTGTTGATCAGGATTTGGTCGCGCAGAGCCATCGATCGGGTGACCGCCGCGCGGGCGCGCGCGATCATGTCCGACGATCCGCCGCGCGGCCGCAGGAAGCCCCACATCCACCGCGCGAAGTAACGCGGGTTCAATTTGCCCGGCATGTCGATCTTCAATTCCGCAGTGAACGGCGGAATGCCGAGCCGCGCGTGGCCCATGTGGGTCGAGCGCTTGCGCACGTCAGGGACGCGCGTGGGGTCGTGCAGATACCAGAGCTCAAAAATGTATTGCCACGCGATCGACGACGTGAGGAAGACGCCGGCGAGGCAGCCGCGGCCGGGGAACAGCGAGCCCGCCTGCTTGTCGTGATCGATGAACTTGTGTTGCGGATAAACGTCGATCATGTCCAGCCCGGGCTGGACCGTGGTGTAGATCGCTTTGAACTGGATCAGCTCGAGCGAACCGTCGCGCGGGATGCGCACGACGCGCTGGTCGACGGGATCGAGCCGGCCGAGATAGATGTGCGCTTTCGGCGGCTCGTTGCAGAACCATTTCGTCCCCGGGCGCGCCGGCAGCGTCGCCTCTTCATAGGTGCGGACCGATCCGCCAAACTCGACCGCTTTGACCTCGCGGAACGTGAGCGGCGTGTCGACGCCGTGGTCATAGAGCGTCGCGGTGCGCGTCCACCGGCCGCCGGCGTCGGCGTTGGTCGGAAAGAGGCGGCCGACGAAGCGCCCGTTTTTCGCGTCCGTGTTGCCGAAGTAGCAGAGCCACGGGAGTTGAACCCGCCCGACGTAGGGATAGACGCGGAGCTGCGGAAACCGGTCGAGATACTTTTGCCGCTCGGCGTCGGTGAGCCTCGGCATCGGATAGAATTTCGCCGGCGGCCGGATCGCCTCGACCACCGTGCCGCCCATGGTCGAGACATATTCGGCAATGCAGCCGAGCGCGCCCTTCGACGAATGCAGGCGCAGCGCGTTGGCGAGCATCCATCGGAGCTGCTGCTGCGACCAGCCGTCGAGCCACAGATCGACCGACAATTCCCATGCGAGCCACGGCTCGAAGTCGACCGGCACGACCTCGGGCCGCTTGACGGTCTCGATCGGCGCCGGGATCGCGGCCACGCGCAGTTGGCCGGTCGCGGCCAGGACGCGCATGAGCCACGTCGTATTGTCGGGGAGCAGATGCTCCTCGTATTTGACCGGGAGATCGCCGGCCATCAGTCGAGGATCACGGTTCGCAGGTTGACGCCGGTCATCACCGCGATCTTTTCGTGATCGCCCTCGATGTCCGCCGTCGGCGCCGTCAGCTCAACGTCCTCGATGCCGGGGACCATCGCCGCCGCGATGATGCCGGCGACGTGCACCGGCTGCGTGATCTTCATGCGGATCACGCCGTAGGCTTTGATCGCGGCAATGGCGCTCGCGATGCGCTGCGTTGCCATCGGTCCGGGCGGGACGAAGATCGAGCCCTCGACGACATACTCGTATCGCTTCGCGCGCACCGGCCGCGGGATGTCGGTGAGCGGCACGATGTCGGTTCGCGCGAACTGATCCCAGAGGAGATCGATCGTCGCGTCGGGCACGTCGTCGCCGTTCATGCCAGCGACCACGACGTGGACGTTGCCCTTCGGATCGTAGCGATAAGCCGAGGCGTCCATGATGTTCGCGGGGTCGGTTGTCAGCGCCCAGTAGACGTATGCGTCGACCGGCCCGGCGACGCTGAAAGCCTCGGGCGTAAGCTGCACGCGGCGCCGGAACGCGGCGTCGCTTTCCATAATCGCCGGCGCGGTATCGGTCGCGGGGACGAGCGTCGCGCGCTGCGTCGGATAGAGCGCGCCAACGTGATCGAGATCGGAGCCGACGGCCTTCGCGAGAAGGACCGCGCGCGCCTTATCGTTGACGAGCGCGCGGAGAATGACCTCGCGGTAGGCGAAGGCTTCGAGCAACACGACCATTGGCTCGGTCTCTAATCCGAGCGTCGTGATCGGAGGAAGGTCGGGGCGGATCGCTTGGACCTGCGCCCAACGGTCGAGGATGAATTGCTTCTGCGCTTCGAGGATCACCTCGTAGTCGATTTCCTCGATGAGCTGCGGCGGCGGGAGCTGCGAGAGATCGGGCGGAAGGAAGCGCAGCATCGCGAGGCCCTCATGTCGAGACCAAGATTTGATTGATGAAGCGCGGATCGATCGTGAGCGTCCTGATCCCCGCCGGCGTGTCGTCGCCCTCCAACGCGCGCGGGATGTAAATGCCCTGGATGATCCACGCCGACGTGCCGGTCCGATCCATGTCGACGAGATCGACGCGATACGGCTTGAGGCGCGGCTCGAACAGATCGAGCGCCACCGCGATGGCGACGCGCACGCGCGAGACCGTTTGCGCGTTGGCGTTCTGCCCGAGGATGCGGATCACGTTCGACCCGACATAGGGCCGCATGATCCGCGTGAAAAACCGCGTGGTGAAAAGATCGAGAACCGATTGGCCGACATGGTCCCAGCCGGCGAGCAATCCGCCCGTCGTCTGATCCATGCCGGCCATGCTCTCCCCTCAACTCCCCTCGATGCTTCGCAGGTATCGCCCGGCCTGCCCGCTCGCCTCGACGATCTCGACGCATCGACCGCAGTTCTCGCGGATCGGCACGCGGCCCGAGAGGAGATCGCGGCCGAGGGCGAAGCCCATGCAAGCAGTGATCGGCGCGCCGCAGCGCAAGCAGGCACGTGTCACTTTTTGCCCGGCCCTTCGTGAACCGTCGCGTCTTCGCCCGGCTTGATCGTCTTGCGGTCCAGCTCGTATTTCGCCTGACGATCCGTCAGCGAGATTTTCTGCCCGGCCTTGACCCGCTTGCCGGCGACGTAAGGGCCGGCCAGCTCGGTGACGATGTAGG